TGAGCTGCCCGGTAGGAGACAGCGCCGCGATACCCTGAACCTCAATCGGGTTCAGGTGAACCAACATCGAGTCCCCGTATCTGCCGTACTTTGCCGCTTCATCCATAAGCGGCTTCAAAGGGTAACTAGGTTGATTCATATGATTTCTCCAAATACTCAGCGGCTCGCCTAAGGATTTCTGGTGTCACCCCAGACCTCATAACACCTGTATTGCACTTTGAACACAAGAGTCCTCTGACAGCCCCGGTTTCATGGCAGTGATCAACATGCAATCTTTTCCCAGGCTCATCAATATGCTCTACCAATTTGCAGATGGCACATCGACCCATCTGCTGTTCCACCATTTCATCATACTGCTCGACTGTTATTCCGTATTTATTCAAAACGCGCTGCTTGTATCTTTGCGTTTTGTATTTAGGATCGTTCTTAAACCTCTTGTCGTACCAATTCTTGCACTGCTGCCTTGTGTAATCGGCATACGTTGGATCATTGGCTCGGCGCTTGCGGTGATACTCTCTTTGATACTCTCGTCGCGCTTCCAAGTCTTTTCTAGGCATGACATCCTCCGCACGGGTTTATGTGCGAATGGTATCACATCTAGCTTGTCTCCACTCCGAAGAGGTTGAACGCGTAGCTTGTCTCCACTCCGAAGAGGTTGAACGCGAAGTCTCCCGAACTCGCATAAACTTTTATTACGTCTGTCTGGTTTAAGCACATACCAATCACCACCGTTTTAGCGGTGTGGTTTGCTAAAGATTCTGTGTGAAATAAGAACTGCTTGTTGTCAGCCGCCGCACCACCAACATGAACGCTAACCCTAAACGAGCCTTGGTTACTGCCAAAGTTGCAGACAACCAAAGAGCTAACAGTGGTTTGCGTAAGATCAGGTACGGTGTACAGATCTGTCGTTGTCGTGGCTGATGGGTTTACTTGACCCAGTACCTTAATGACATCGGTCATGATGCCCCCATGAGAAGGAACTGGAAGCGCCGCATGGCAAGAGAGCCGGGCTTGTCGCCTTGGGTTTTAGCAAGCTCGATATCGTTGGACAGGGTTTGAAACCCCAGCTCAATGTTACGCCGGGTCAGCGCCTCATTCGGTTGGCTGTACTCGGGCATCGGGATCGGAAGCGGTGTGGTTCTCTGCTCTGCCATTACCGCCTCCCGTCCTGCCGCATATCGAAGCGAAGATCACCAAGCCGCCAGCCATACCCCGAGCCGTTACTCTCGATCCGAACGATTGAGTGCCTTGCCCGGTTTCTGACAAACGACTGCTTGGTCGTTGACGTAATCGTTGATGTCGATAGCGTCGTTGCCGTTTCAAGCGGGAAGTCGCTTCCCTTGATGATGATATCCGTTTGAGCGTCCGATGTATTCCCGCTGAAGGTGAAGTCGGGGATTATCCTCTTGATAAACATGAAGAACTCGCCATCACTAAGCTCCAGATCCCCGGACTCGATGTAGGCTTCCATCGCTTCGCCGTCTGCGTCGTAACCAAACTCATGCTGGTAGAGGTAATTCGGCTCCCCATCCAGGGCGGTGGATGCCAAGGGATAGTTCATTGTGTTGGCCCCGGACCATGCCCCGCGAGACAGGGTGCCGACCGACCAAAGGTTCTCCAGATAGTTGTAGGCGACGTAGTTGGTCACCTCGGTGTTGCCTGAGCCTACCGGGTAGAACCACATGACCTCGTTGAAGTCATTGTTCTCTGCTGCGAAGACCTTGAACGCCTGATCCATGTTGATGTTGGAGAAGACGTAGTCCTTCACGCTGCAAGGCAGAGGCTGAACCGAGCCGTTGTAAACAAAGAAGTTACCCCGGTCCATGAAGTACACCACCCCCCGGGCATTAACTGCCGCGTTGGGGGAGATCATGGAGATGTCTGCGCTAAGCCGGGTGAACTGGAAGGTGAACGGCGCTCCGATAAACCGCATGGAATGCAAGCTCACATCCGTCCAGATGAGGATCTCTTGCCGGGCTTTAACCGCGCCGATGATCTGCGACCCCGAGTTGATCCGCACACCCCCGGCAGTGTTGGTTGCCGTGGGGGTCCAGTTGGCTGCGCTCTCCTGATCAGAGAACCGCACAAACAATGGGTCAATGGCAGACGAGCCAATCGGATTGCAGCCGAATGCGATCACATGCTGGTCTTCAGACACCAGCACCTTGAGAGCCACGGTCGGGACATCCGACGCCCCAGAGAGAGCCGATATGTTCACCGCCCGGGTTCCCGTGCCGCTGGACTCATCCCAATAGTAGATCCCGCCGCCGCGAGGATTGAAGATCAGGTCTTCCCCGAAGGCATCCTGGCTGTACAGGCGAAGCTGGCCTGCAGAGGACACTGAGCTGGAGCTGCCGAAGGTGCCAGATCCCCAAGCGCCTGCGCCCCAACCTGTGCCGCTGACGTAAGCATTCAAGCCGGTGTTGATCTGATACTCCCCAACGACGCTTGCCCCGCCATTGCCAGTGTCGCTGCCGTCCGCCGTGACCGTGGCGCCAGAGGTGTCCTTGGCCGTGATGGTATAGGTGTCCGCGTCAGGCACCGAGACGATCTGATACTCCTGATTTAGGACCGTGGCGGTGATGTTGCCGCCGAGGCTTACCGCGCCACTAAACGTGACAAAATCATTGACCGCCGCGCCATGTGCTGTGTCACTGACAGTAAGCGTGGACGAGCCATTGGTCGCCGCGAAGGTGACATCACCTGCCGAGGTGGTGTTGCGGATCGGGGTAACATCGTTGAACGACGTACCCTGGGCAACATAGAACTTGAGGTTGGTGCCAAGGCCAATGTACTTGATTGACTCAAGGGATGCCCAGTCGAAGATTGACCTGCAGGTGCCCAGGAACGAGGAGTCAGAGTATTTCTGCCAGCCGCCAATCTTTTCGGGACGCCCCTTGCGAAAGCGGATCTTGTCCGAGTCAAACCATCCCGCATCTGCGGTGTACTCGGTCCCCTCCTTGTCAACGCCGGGGGAGAACTGAATCTTGGTTAGCGCCATTTATCACCTCGCTATCAGGCTATGCCGCTAAAAGAAACCCTGGAAGGGTGACGAGTACCGAGCCTGCATTCCGTAGGATGGCCGCCCATACATCCCGCCACCTTTGATACCACCCTTTCCACCAAAGCCCATCTGGGGCTGAGCAAATCCGCCCAGGCCCTGCGGAGATCCAAACATATCCACGGCCCTAACAGGCTCAGCCTTCGGCTCTTGAATAGCGCCACCAAGCTGATCAACAGGATTGGTCTTTCTGCTAGCCAGTTGCTGCTGCATCTTTTCTTCAGCGTCGGATTTGTACTTCTTGGCTATATCAAGCGCCTCAGGGTTTTGGTCGTAAAACGTCTTCAAGCTCTCGTAATACGGCCTCATTGATCCGCTTCCAGTTATTGTCTTTCCTGTCACTGGATCGGTATACCTAGAGACATCCGCAGTCATCGCTATGCCGGTTGGCTTTGAAGGCGGGTTAAATCCTCGGCTCCTGAGGACATCTTCTACACTTTGAGGACGCTGAGGAGGAGGCTGGAATCCCATACCCCGGCCATATCCGCCGCCAAGCAAGCCGCTCAGGAGGCTCATGATGCCCATCATCTGAGGAGGCTGATAACGCTGGATCTGCTCCATACCCATAGTATTGCTTGCAACCGGGGCGTAGCTCGCAGGCTGGGGCATGCTTTGAGCTTGGCGATCAAGGAACCCGCTCATGCCCATGTCGTTGCTTATCATGGGTTCTGATGCCCTTTGCTGGTAAAAGGCTCCAATCCCGGGCTGGGCAGAAAAGGTCTGGTAGCTCTGAGCCTGATAACCGCTAGGCAGTTGCTGGGGAGGAGGAGCGGGTTGCGGTTGCGCGTTGGGAACCTGAAAGTTGTTCCGCTGGCTAGCAAACATCCCAGGCCGTGCAAACGCATTGTTAAAGAACATGGCCTGCTCCTATGAATACTCACCTGTACGGATCATGGCGCAGACCTCAACGGCACGATTCCCCACCTGGGTGGCCCAGCGGCTATCAAAGAACTCCTTGGCCGCTTCCTCGTAGTCCTTGGCTTCCATCGCCGCAAGGGCTTTCACAAAGCCTCTCAGGCGCGGCAGGCCGACGTTAAAGCAGAGGTTGATCATCGCATCACTGCGAACCTCATCAAGCTCAGAGAACCAGCCAAAGGCCTTCTGAAGCTCTTCGTTGCAGCGCTTGATGTCATTCAGGAGGAGATACTCGATCTCGTCCTCAGACAGGCCAACGCCAATGCCTTCCTCAAGGCACCGGCCAACCCCAACAGTCACATAGCCGAGGTGGTCCTTGTATGCGTGGGTCTTGACCCCTTCATGTCGCTTGAGCTGATCGATTAGTCGCTGCATGGTCAGTCCTGTTTCTGGCTGGCGCCGAAGTAGAAGCTCACGATAGCCGACACCACCCCGCCCAGATAGCCCAGGACAAGGTTAATAACGGCCTCCGAGTTGGCCTCGGGCGGCATGAACGTGACGCTGAAGATGTACCCGCCGAAGAAGAGAACGCACATCAGGGCGATCACCCGGGGCGTCCAGTCTCCTTTGTGAGTCATCCGCGCATGCTGAATGTCCTTGGTCTCCAAGGCGAAGACATCCACATCCAGCTCTTTCATGCGAGCCTCAAACGCCAGCTCGGCCTTCTTAATCTCGGCAAGCTGCTCAGGCGTTGCCTGCTGAAGGGCTTGCTCAATCTGCTTAGGCTGCTGGGGATCTACCCCTAGCACCTGTGCCACCACTTGCGCTGCCGCCCCTCCAAGGGGGCCACCGAGCGCCGAGCCTATGGTCGGAGCCACCGCACCGATCAGGC